AATTTATATTATTATTACTAAAAAATGTATGGGCAATATTTCCGGTTGATACACTCGAATATTGTAATCCTAAAAGCGCTTTCAATTTAGGAACACCATATCCATTCTGGTCTAACCACTGTGTATCTAAAAATTTATCAAAACTTATACTATCATTTGAAGATACTGTTATATTATTGGATATTCCTATAAGAGGAGAAGTAAAATCCGTAGGAATAGAACCATAAGAAAATAATATAGTTCCTATTGGTAATAATATATCGTCGTCAGTAAATGTTGTATATGTTTCCGTTTGAGTGAATAATGTTACTTGAACACTATTATAAGTAGTGCTTGATAAATTATTTTTTTTTAAATTTTTATATCTATATTTAAAATTTTTAGTTGTATCAGAAGGATTTTCTATAAATCTTTTTGTTTTATCATCATCTACTTCTAAATTTGAAAACAAAAAACTAATTCTAACTTTTGAATTATGTATATTTTCCGAATTTCCCGTAAAAACATCTTTAACAAAAGTAATATTTCCCTGTGTATTTATATAAATAGATTTATTTTCTATTTTAGATTGGTCAGGACCATATGTATTATTATAAAAAATAAATTTTGATCCTAAATTTACTTTCTCGGTAGTTGTTTCGGTCATATTTGTGGTAGTAGAAAAATCCCATAATAAAGTATTATCTAGTTTTTTAAAACTATTCCTAATTTTTACTTGATAACTTGTAATAACACCATTATCATAAACAGGAATAAAATATATTTTTTTAAAACTTAAATTTTGTTTATCCGAACTCGAAAATAATTGGTAAGGATAAGATACAATAGAATTATTAGTTGTAATAGAATTTAAAGTTTCTGTCTTTGAACTTGTTACAATGCTTAAATCATCATTAAATATTTGTCCTATATTATCAGAAGTATCACCTAACAAATTTCTAAAATTTAAATTTACTTTTAAATCACTACCGTTAGTTCCATTACTACCAGCAGTAGTGGAAAATGAAACATACTGTGCTTCTCCATCTTTATTACCAATACAACCTTGGAATTTATTAGAGTCATCCTGTGTTGGGTCAAATGATAATATTCCCGGAAGTGGAATAGTAGAAGGTCCTATTAATGGAACAGGAGATCCGAATTGTGGGTTATTTTTATTATCATCTGTATGTAACCTATTACTTACCCATCCTGGTTCATAATCTGTTTCATTCGGAAAATTTTGGATTTTTATAATATTTTCTTCATTTCCCATTTTTATTAATATTTAAATTATTAATTACTATAAATCTTAAATAAAAAAATGGAATATATAAAAAAATTATTTAACGATACTTTAAATAAAAAATTTTTATCAAATAATAATAAAATTAATACTATATTAAATGACACTTTTGAAGGTGGTAAAAGATTACGTCCTATTATTTCTTTTATAATTTTTAATAAATTAAAAAATAAATTTTTTTCAGAAAATACTTATTCAGAAAAAGAAATAGTAGATTTATGTCTAAGTACGGAAATTCTTCATAATATGAGTCTTATACTCGACGATTTACCTTGTATGGACAATGATAATTTTAGAAGAGATAAAGAAACCATACATTATAAATATGGTTGTCATTCTGCGATTTGTATAATTTTTCATATATTAGATTTATATTACAATTCAATTAAAGAAAATATAAAAAAAGAAGAAAAAATTATTATTAATATGAAAGAAATATGTTTACAAGATTATTTATTTAATATTATTAATGATAGTTGTTTAGAATTAATTGAAGGACAATATTTGGATTTGAATTATATTCCAATTGGATTAAATGAAGAAATGATTATTAAAATAAATAGTTTTAAAACTGTTCCTCTTTTTCGTATTAGTTTTTTACTTGGATATTTCCTATTATTTAAAATAGATAATAAATTTAATTTTAGGAATGAAGTAATTAATGATTTATCAAATTTAGCCAAGAGTTTTGGAATAATATTCCAAATAAGTGATGATTATTTAGATATTGAACAAGATAAAAAAAATAAAATATTCCTTAATTTCTTTTTAACTTTAGGGAAAAATAAAACTATGGAATTATATAAATTACATTATGATAATATAAATAATTTATTAAAAAAAAATGATTTAGATTGTAAACACTTTAAAGAAATATTAAATCTTATTAATAACAGAATATATGGAAAATAATTTGGAAAATAATATTTTAGTCAAACATTTATATATTAGATATCCAAAAAATAGAACAGATAATGGAATAAATTTTATTTTAGACAATTTTGAAAAAAAATATTTTCAATTACAAAAACTATTTGATTTATTTAGTTTTTCAAATATAGAAAACAAAAATTATAACCTACATGATATTCAATTACTATATTATCTTAGTGAATTTAGTATATTTATGGCTAAAATTTATTTAGATAATCCTCATTTTTTAAATACTTATTTCCTAAAAGAAGTAGATATTTATAAATTATATGGTGAAAGTGTATCTTATTTTATATTTATAAAATTAAAGATATTATTATTTCAAAAATTCAAAAAATATAAAGATAAATTTAATTTAGTAGAAAATTATTTACCCGATATAGAAAAACTACATAAAAATTTTTTAGTGGAAGAATTTTTCGATAAAGATATTTCATTGGAAAGGAAAAAAGCAATAATTTTAGAAGAATATCGTAAATATTTTAGGGAAGGAATACAACATTTTTTCATACTTTTATGGATAATTGAAAATGATATTAAGTATAATATTTTAGACACAAATATAAATGAATTAGAAAATTATAAAATTATAAAAGATATTTCTAATATTTTCATAAAAGATACTATTACCAAAACAGATTTAGATTATATTGATATTTTACAAAATAAATATAAAGTAATCAAAAATTATAAACTATTTAAAGAGTTTTTAACCTCACTATAATAAAAATAATAAATAATGTTTTCATCCGGACAAGTCGATAATCAAAAACTATATGATTATCTAGGAGTATCAAAAACTGCTTCTGATAGTGAAATTAAAAAAGCATATAGAAAACTAGCAATGAAATTTCACCCAGATAAATGCGGGGGCGATAAAGAAAGTGAGAGTAAATTTAAAAATATAAGTAATGCGTATGATATTCTAAAAGATAAAGAAAAACGGCAAAATTATGATAGATTTGGAGAAGAAGGTATAAAAGGAATGGGTGGTGGTGGAGATCCATTTGATATTTTTAATAGTTTCTTTGGTGGTGGCACTCCTTTTGGTATGGGCGGAAGTTCTTTTATGGGAGGAGGATTTAGAAGTAGGAAAAGGCGAGCAAAAGACAGAGTAGAGGAGATTAATATAGAATTAGAGGATATATATAATACTATAACTAAGAAAATAGATATTAAACAAAAAATAATATGCGCTAATTGTAACGGTTCAGGAGCAAATAGTCCTTCTGATATAGAAACATGTGGAAAATGTGACGGAAAAGGTAAAGTTATGAGAATAGTTCAAATTGGTCCTGGTATGATACAACAATCGATGAGTGATTGTGATAAATGTAATGGAACTGGTAAAATAATCAAAGAAAAATGTAAAACGTGTAATGGGAAAAAAATAGTAACTAAAAATAAAACTATTAGTTTACCTATTCATAAGGGTATTAAACAAGGTGAAAAAATTAGAATTCCAGATTTGGCACATCATGACCCAGATTGTGATGAACAGGGAGATTTAATTATAATAATAAATATTGTAAAACATAAAAGATTTACTAGAAAAGGAAATAATTTAATTTATAACAAAAATATTTTATTATCCGAAGCTTTATGTGGTGTTAAATTTGTTATTTCTCACTTGGATGGAAGAGAAATAATGTTTACAACAGATGAAATTATTAATCCAGAGCAAGAGTATTATGTAAAAGATGAGGGATTGCCGATAGATGAATTTAATAGTGGAGATTTGATTATTAATTTTAAGATTTTTTTTCCAGATGTATTGGATAATGAGAGAAAAACTTATCTTAAGAAAATATTACCAGTATCAACCGAAAATATTCAAAATAAAAATATAGAAGTTAAAATAATAGAAAATTATGGAGAAAAAATAGATATGGAGGAAGTTAATTTAGATGAAGGCGGGGGCAGCAGAGGAGAGGGCAATGAGGGTGTTGAATGTGTACAACAATAAGAATAATAAATTATTCTTATTAGTAGGTGAAAAGTGTACAACAATTATTATCATAGTGAGATAATAAATCTTTTAAATATGTTAAATAATAGTTATATAAAATTTAAATTAAAATTGATTTAAAAATGATTTTAATTTCAAATATAATTATGGATGATTTAACATGTGCTGTTGGAAAATTATTAAAAAACGAATGTGAAACTATTATAGAAAAAATATGTCATTTAAAAATGTTGGATAAGGAAGATATAATGGATAAATGTCTTCCGAAAAGCATTTATTTTAATGAACAGGCAAATAATATTATACAAAAGAAAAAGAAAAAGGGTAATCGCAGAGTTCTTCCTTCACACGAACAATGTTTAGGAAGGAAAATGGATTTTACGCAATGTACTAGAAAGAGAAAGGATGGAACTGAATTTTGCGGTTCTCATATTAAAAATTTACCAAATGGGAAAATTGGAGATGACGGAAGTTGCTTCAATAAGGTAAAGGGTAAAAGAGGTAGAAAGAGGAAAAATATAATGGAAAATATAGGACCAAATGATATTCTAACTACTAAAAAATATATTGATGGGGAGTTATATTTAGTAGATAATATGAATGTAGTATATAATTTTAATCAAAATTTCCCTATTATTTTAGGATTACTAAGAGAGGGGAAAATTGTCGATTTCGAAGAATAACTTTTGTCGATTTCGAAGAATAACTTTTGTCGATTTCGAAGAATAACTTTTGTCGATTTCGAAGAATAACTTTTGTCGATTTCGAAGAATAAATTAAAATAATTCATTTTTTATATTTATATAAATTATAATATGGAAAACATTAAACTTTATATTATAATTTTACTCATAATTGTTTTAATCATAGTTATTATTTACAAAAATAAATCTATTCGAAATATTGTTTCTAAAGAATCTGTTAATGATAATACAAATAATGTAAATGATAATAAAAATAATAAAAATAATATAAGTCATTTTACAAATGATAATAAAAATAATATAAGTCATTTTACAAATAATAAAGAAATAGTAAACAAAGAAGATTTTGATATAGAAAAATTACATTCTAATCCGGATATTTACTTAATTAAAAATTTCTTAACAGAAGAAGAATGTGATCATATCATTAAAATTGGTGAGCCACATATTAAAAAATCGGAAGTGTGTGGCAGAGGTGGTTCTAAACCTCATAAAAGTAGAACTTCTATGACGGCACATATAGGAAAGAAATTCTTACAAAATGATAATCCTGATAAAATATTAGAGAGAATATTAGAAAAATCTTCTATTTATGGTAACCTGCCTACAGAAAATATAGAACCTATACAATTAGTTAGATATCATCCCGGACAATATTTCAATAAACATTATGATTATTTAGATAGAAATAATCCTATTTATAAGAAAAATATAGAGAAAAATGGTCAAAGGGAACAAACTTTTTTTGTATATCTCAATAATGTTCCAGATGATTTAGGAGGAAAAACACATTTCCCTAAAATAGATAAAACATTTCAAGCAAAAAAAGGGGAGGCAATATTTTGGAGAAATATGGTAAATGGCAAAGAAGATACAAATACATTACATTCAGGAACTGAATTAAAGAAAGGTGTTAAATACGGATTAAATATTTGGGTAAGAGAAAAAAAATATATAGGTTAGGCATAAATTATTTGTTAGTCAAATATCAGTTAATTTTTTTTCTTAATATATAATAAAATGAACCAAGACGATTGTGGATGTGGAAATAATAATAATTTAAGTGTATTAAATGTTAATAATTCCAATAATATGAATAATAGACCAATATTACCTAATAATCCCTTAGTTAATAACCACCAACATAATAACTTACAGATGAATAATAAACAACAAAATAATCAACAAGTAAATAATCAACCTGTAAATAATAAACCTGTAAATAATCAACCTGTAAATAACCAGCCTGTTAATAATCAAGTGAATAAAACAGAAGAAACAAATATGAAAGATATTAGAATAGTATTATGTATATTAGCAGCTTTATCTATTAACGAGGCAGTTAAATATTTTATCAATAAATCTATTAGATTAAATAATGGAACTTCTTCAAGATACATATATTACGCGGTTGTATGTGTAGCAGCAGTTATATTATATAATTTAATTTTATAATCCAGAGGTAATATTCGATAATTTAATTTATAATTTATTTTTTATAATTTTTATATTTTTTATTTTATATTTTATAATTTATTTTTTAATATAGAAATAATATTATCTTGATACTAATTATATACTATGCGTTCAAATATTAAAGGAGGTTCTAAAGCGTCTGATTTAGTTATGTCTACTAATCCCGTATTATGCGGAGACGAATCGCCTGTCTTATTAGGTAAACAATTTGATTTTGATCCCGAACAGTTATCTCTTTATAACACAACAGGAGGAGCAAGAAAGAGTATTAGAAAGAAAATAAAAAGTAATAAACAAAAAGGAGGTGATAGTTGTAATAAGAAATATGGAGAATATGGTAATCAACAACATGGAGGTGATAATTGTAATAAGAAATATGAATATGCTAATCACCAACATGGAGGTAAAAAGCAATCAAGGAAGAAAAACAAAAAAAGCAAATCTTCTAGAAGAAAAAGTAATAAACGAAGTAATAGTAATAGTAATAAACGAAGTAAAAGAAGAAATAAAAGAGGTGGTTCTAAATCCTCAAACTCCGTATTAAAAGGTTCTCCTTGTAATGCGACAAATTTAGTTGGTGGTTCAACAAAGAATGCTTTTATTAGAAATAGTTGTAGAGGTTAATTGTATACATAAATTTGAGTATTCTTTTATGAAATTATTTTATTGTTTTTTTTATTTAAATTTTTATATAATATATTCTTTAATATAATGAAAAATATATTAGTAACTGGTGGTTGTGGTTTTATTGCTTCAAATTTCTTAAATTTTGTTATTCAAAAATATCCTTCTATAAATTTCATTAATATAGATGATTTATATTATTGTGCGGATGTTAATAATATCACCCAAGAAAATAGAAATAAATCGAATTATAAATTTATAAAAGGTAATATATGTGATACTAACTTAATAAACTATATTTTAAAAGAACATATGATAGATACAATTATACATTTTGCTGCTCAATCCCATGTAGATAATTCTTTTTCGAATCCATTACAATATACAAAAGATAATATCTTCGGAACGCATACACTTTTAGAATGTACAAGAATATATGGAAAAATAGAAAAGTTTATTCATGTTAGTACTGACGAAGTATATGGTGAAAGTTTATGTCCTGAAACAGATATTAAAAATGAAACTTCTAAACTAAACCCTACTAATCCCTATTCCGCAACTAAAGCAAGTGCTGAAATGTTAGTAAATTCCTATGTCTATTCCTACAATTTACCTATTATTATTACCAGAGGGAATAATGTTTATGGACCTAGACAATACCCTGAAAAATTAATACCTAAATTTATTCTTCATTTACTTAATAATGAAAAATGTACTATTCACGGTTCCGGATTAACAGAAAGATCCTTTTTATATATAAGTGACGTGGTAGACGCATTTGACTTAATTTTACATAAGGGAAAAATAGGTGAAATATAT